CTCATGTGTCCTTATATAAGAGTATAAATGGAGGACTTAGTTTGGTGTCGGTTAGATTTGGACTAGATAAGAGTAGGTATTAGTTCTTATAAGAGTAGTATCTATCCTTATATAATAAGTAGCTAATAATAGTAGTTATCTTAAGTGAACCTTAAGAGCTACTAGTACCAAACCCCTATAATAGGGAGTTTGCTATGTTCTAAATAGTAGCTACTTGTAGCTATTTTATCAGTAGCTACTTTCCATCCCTTTATATATAAGTACTATAAAAGGGTTACTTTTATGAGCATGGCTTATACGGTTTACCGGTAGCGGTTATTATTGAAGTCACATTGTGGATAGTTAGGTTCAATAATAGGAGGTTAGTTTTAGGAGGTTAGTTTGTTGTTGAGTTGGTACTAGCCTTTGGTTGGGATGGTGAATACCTTGTACCAGAAAGTACCTTTCTTATACTATAAGGAAAAGGTACAGCAAAGTACTCCAAACCCCGTAGCCAAGGGCCTTACAGGGAATTGGGTAGTCATCACAGTAGTGACTACTTGAACTTATTAAATCCCATATTTAGTACTATTGCTTCCCTTGGTATATTACCTTTGTGGTGTATCATTTGTATGAACTCCCATACCTTCTGCTCATCGCCTTTTACAGCTAGTAATGGGTTTACTATGAACTCATGGTCTAGTTGGAGCTTATTTATGAGATTACTCTGCTTTAACCTACTAATTGAGTTGCGTATTGTAGCTACTGTGTATCCAGTGTCTCTCTTTAGAAGCTTTAGTGTGTCGCCATCTACTATAATATGGTTAGTATTAGTGCTGATATAAGTCATAATAGAGTCTAGTACACGTCTATCATCAGATCTAAGGTCCTTGAACACTTTAAATGCTTTGTTGTTAGTCTGCAGAGTAATTCTACCTCTAGTGCCTTTAACTGCTTGTACTTTAACTCCACTTGGTCTGTTTGTCAATGATGCCATCATATTTCCTTTAGTTTTAATAGTGTAATTATAACACTTCACCCCTTAACTTGTACCGTTGCGGAGCTAGGTACTAAACACTAAGAGTAATAAAGTTAATTGTTGTAGTGACTAGCTAATATGAGTAGTAGATAAGATTATGATAAGAGAAGTAAGGTATCTCCTCTATCTTAAGATCTCTCTCCTCTGCTAGTGTGTTAGTGGTGTACAGCTTTTAGTGTTCAGCTCTTAATTAGTAGAGACGAGGTACGAGTATTACCTCTGCTCTTGCTCTTTGTGTACATGGAAATGAAAAAATAAACCCTACCCCAATGAAGGAGTAGAGATGTTGTTATGTTTGTGGTACGAATCCTGATGTAGGAGTAGTATTACTTGTATTAGTATTTGATGGAGCTGTAGCAATACCTTCTGAGATAATGCTCATTATGTCTTTACTAAGTATGTCTTTATCAGTTATACCTAGTGAGTTAAGTTCTTCATTAAGTAGTTTAGCACTCTTAATACTTTCTACTTTAGCTTCTACTTTGAATAGGTTAAGCTTATCAGTACCAACTTCAGTAGCAGTTTCTAATACCTCCCCTGTAAAGTCAAGGACTGTATTAGTATTGCCAAATAGTTTAGCTAGTGATTTACCTGAGAATATAAGTAGTGCGATTACGATTATGATTGATGCGATTTCCATTAGTTAGCTCCTGTGATGATTGAGTTGAATGTAGTTCTTAGTTTAACTACACGACTGTTGTATATACCTGTATTAATAACTCTATGAATAAGGTCACGATCTGTTGTAGATACAGCACCTTCCATTGACATACCTAACTGTTGTCTGATAGTATTGAAGAAGTCAGTACGTATCTTATCTAGGTTAGATGTTTTAAGGTAGTTACCTTCTTTAGCTTGTTTGTAAGCATCAGCTACTGATAGACCAGCTTGTTGAGTAAACTGACCAATGATGCCACTGTTGTATACTTTAAACTCTTCATGCTCTGAGTGCATAGATACTATTACTTCTATTGGATAAGCTTCTGTCATTGATACAGTGATTGCATCAATTAGAGTATTCATAACAGTTTCATCTTGAGAAGAAGTAGTTGTAGTTTGAGCTACAGGAGTAGCAACAGTAGTTGGTTTACCAGTTGTATTAGGTACGAAAGACATATTAGTCCCTTTGTTTTAAGATTACAAGTAGTATTAAACTAAATGTATCATCACTTAACTTGTTTCGTAGCAGAGCTAGGAACTAGGTGTCCAGGATTTAGGTACCCTATTTGTAGAGGAAGTATGGGGGGTATAGGGGAGGTTGGGAGGTTTTAAAGTGTACACGAAACTTCCAGCAAAAAATATAAACAATGCTAAAAAGTAAAATACGAAACTGCCCTAGCTAAAAATATTTTTAGCTGAAAAAGTAAAAACCACTTCTAAGGCTAGTTACGAGGTAATAACCGTAAAACTAGTAAATGCATAACCTCATTTCTAGAAAAATAAAAAATATTTAGAAAAGTAAAAAGGTTGGCTATTAGGCTATAAGTGTACAGGTTATAATAATCATTTTAAGCACTATATTAGCCACGATAATACTTACTAGGTACATTTACCTACCTAGCACTTATCGGTCCGTATAGGCAAAGTATAGGGCATTTAGGTATAATTACATTATGCAAGTAGTAAAAGGAACTATAATGGATATAGAACAATTAGTAGCAAAGGCTGAAGGAAGGTACCCATTCCTACGTAATAATGAGTACAAAGTAGTTAACTCTGGTTCTAGAGGTTTAGGGTATCTAGAGACTTACCCTCCTGGAGAGGAAGGTAGTCCTAAATATCCAAGACCTGAAAGTCTTCCTATAGATAAGTATGGTATTGATATTATTAGTGAAGATGTTACTCCAAAGGATTTAGCAGGAGATGTGTTATCACATGTAGATAAGTATGGTAATGAGTTAGGAAAAGCTATGTCTAATTCATTTACAGAAGGTCAAGTTAATGAGCTAGCTCAGCAGTACCAAGATTATGGTATGACTTTACAAGAAGGTTCTCCAAATGCTTATAGTAGAGCGCTTGATAATGGAGCATCTGCTCTAATAAGGACATCAGCTTTAGGTCAAGGAGGTCAAGGAGCTGTAGATGGTTTAAAGTACTTTAACTTCTCACCAGAGCAACTTAATATATTAAATCAGGCTAATGGTTACGTTAAGACTGGAAGAGAAACTAGAGGCCTGTACAGCCTTAGAGATGTATTAAACGAGTAGTACTAGTATGAGTAAATCTAAGATACCTTATGCAACATTATTCCCAATGAGGTACATTAACTTACCTTAGTTACGATCGTAGCTTGTAGAGCTTGTGAGAGTTAACCTTATAGTTCATATTATAATTACTACTACATGAACTATTTTGTTATGCTATAATCCTTTTCACAAATAAAGTTAATGTATAAGGAGACTTACTATGGTTAAGTTTAGTAACACTACTAATGATACTGAGGTAATTGATATTGAGATGAGTATTAGTAATGAGGATATTAGTATAAGACCTCTACTTAATATGTTTATTCAGTTTGTAGTAGCTAGCTCTTATAGTAGAGAAGCTTTAGTACAAGCTATGAAAGGGTATATAAATGAATACGAAACTAAGTAAAAAGACTAAGTATTGTAGTAAATGTAAGAAAGAAGTTAGAGTAGTAGAGACTGGTGTGTTTAATGTATTACTATGTGGTAAGTGTAATACTATACTTAGTAGTGATATTGGTATAGATAAGAGTAATTAACCACCTTGGCTTTTATTAAAGTAGGTGAAACTCCTAAAGAGAAGTCTAGGCTTTACATTATGAATATAGTACTCCCCAGTGGTTTAACAGTAGTTAAGATAGGTAAGAGTAGTGGACATTCTAGTAAAGAGAGAATGCAACAGATTAATGGTAGTATATTTGATAAGTTTAGAACTACTGCTATGATTAGTATTAAGAGAGATAGGGAAGTACCTTCCGACTTAGTGTTCAAGTATGAGACTACTTTACACCACTTCTTTGCAGATTACCAATATAATACTCCTCATAAGTTCTCAGGAAGTACAGAAACCTTTGTAATTCCTCTAGAAGATGCGGTTATGGCGTATGAGGCTGTTATTAGTGGAGAAGTACCTGACTTTAAGTATGTGTTACCTGCGATGGTTCCTGATGATAATGTACCTTTTTAGGTACTAACCTTTATAGGATGGTTTATATGGAAGAAGAGTCAATGGAAGATGTAGCAATGAATGGTAAGGCTATGGAGAAGAAAGAGCGTAAGCGCCTAAGACACTTAGAGAAAGTTAAGAGATCATTAGGGCTAGATGCATGTTGTAATGATGAACCTATTGATACTATTGAACTAGCTGAAAGTTTTATAGGTATACTTGAAGGACTTAAAGATCCATTAGTAAAAGAAGCATTAGGTGCTAAGAAGTACAAATTAGCTGTTAATAGTCTTATTGATACTGTAACTGTAATTAAGTCAGCAGCAGCTGTAGATGCTAAAGATCTAATGACTAAGATTTAACTACTATTGACACTTATTACTTTTTAACCTATAATGAATTATATTAATTAAAGGTTAAGTAATGAAAGTAGATAAAGTAGGGACTATAGACTGGAGCAAAGCTCTTGTCTCCTTAAGTATGGGGGAATTCTTCCTCCTAAACGTAATGTATAGGCTTGATATGGATATGAACGATATTGCTCTTATTGCAGCAACTAATAGTGGTTCATCGACTTATCGTAAACGTAAGAGAGTTCTAGTTAATAAAGGGTATTTAACTGTTGACCAGGTTGGTAGAGGGGTTTATAAGTACACATTGAAGGATATAACAAATGACTAAGTTAGATAAAGCACATCCAGATGCTAGTAGAAGAGTTCCAGAGGAATCTCAGAATATAACTATTGAAAAGATTAAAGCCTTATTGCCTAGTAAGACTTCTATAGCTGTTACACAAGAGATAGTGGATCTTATCAATAATGCTGAGAGAGATACTGGGTTACCTCAAGAACTAATAGAGGAAGATGTATTATCTTACTTACATTTGTTTGATAACTTAAATCGTGTAGGATTGAAGGACTTAGTAAATGCTATTAAGTATTGTAACCTCAAGAGGAATTATGATAATAAGGATGCTTGGGCAATAGTATTTCCTGAGAAGTATCAAAGATTAGTAGATAATAATATGGCTGTAGATAATCATGTTAGTATGTACAATAGCACCAAGATAGTAACTGCTGTAGATAAGGAGATGATGATAGCTGTTAGTCTACAGTATGCCCCTTACTTTCATGCAGCTACTAAGGAACTCTATAAGATAGGTGTACTAGGTAAAGGTGGTAAAGATACTATAGGTAATGAGATGACTGTAACTCCTATGGTCAGAGTTCAGGCACTGAAAGAACTTACTACTATTACTAAACCTCCTGAAGAGCAGAAGATTAATATTAGTGTAAATCCTGGCGCAGAAGCTCTTAGTGTACAAGCTGAGATGAATAACCAACTTAAAGGTATAGTTAGAGAAATGAAGAAGCAAGTTGATAATGGTGTTGATATAATAGATGCACAAGTGATACCAGGTTTAGACTTTGGTAATGTAGGAGCAGGTAATGAGTGATATTAAAGGAAGTATGCAGAAGTTTGACTTAGACTTAGCACTAGATTCAATAGACCTATCTTTCAATGGTTACGTCCCTACAGAAGATTCACTAGAGTTCTTTGCTATTATGCGTTTAGTAGCAGGAGAGAACTTTGAATTCTCAACTCCATTATTTCATTATTGGTTAGTTGACTTAATGTTTGGTAATGTAACCAGAGAACACTACCCTTACTCAAAAGAGGTACGAGATACAATCACTATTAACCCTAAAAGGATATGTATTGTGGCATCAAGGGGTATAGCAAAAAGTACTGTGGTAACAGCATTCTATCCTGTATATTGTGCAATTAAAGGTGTAACTCCTGATGGTGTTAAGTCTGAATTCCACTTACTTGTAGCTGCATCACAACAAGGTGGTGGTAGAGTTATGGCCAAAGCAGTACAGTCTCTATGCGAAGATAGTGTATTCTGTAATAATTACTTTGAGGATATGAGGTTCACAGAGACTGAGAGTGAGTTTATACGCAAAGGTACTGGTAAAGTTAAGAATAGAGTATTTCTAGCTAGGTACATTGGTATAGGTGGAGGTATTCGTGGTGTGAGATCAAATATAGGTTCAGAAAGACCTGATCATATAATATTTGATGATGTTATCCTTAACTCCGATACAGCGTACTCTGAGACTATCATGAATAGCCTACGTACAACTATTAAAGCAGATGCTATCAATGCACTTAGAGGTGGAGGCCGTGGTAAGATATTTTCAGTAGCGACTCCTTTCCACCAATTAGACCCAGTTATAGAGATGCTTACAGGAGGAGCGTACACTCCAGTGGCTATCCCTATATGTGAGAATATTTATGAAGGTATGCCAGAGTCTGAGTATAAGGGAGCATGGGAGTCTATGCATCCGTATAGTGCTGTAATAGAGCAATACGAGAGTGCAGTAGCTTCTAATGCTACACGAGAGTTTAACCAAGAGAGAATGCTTCGTATTGCTTCTGAAGAAGATAGAATGATCAGAGATGATATGATTGAGTGGTTTAAGCGTAAGGATATGATAAAAGGTATAGGTAGCTACAATATCTATATTACTACAGATTTTACTACAACATCAGAAGCTAAGTCAGACTTCTCAGCCTTAGGTGTATGGGCTATAAATAGTAATAGGGATTACTTCCTAGTAGACTTATGCGTAAAAAGACAAGGTATAGCAGAACAATACAATGAGTTATTTAGAATGGTTAACTTCTGGAGTAGTCATGGTAAAGCTGTTGAGGTTGGTATTGAAGTAGATGGTCAGCAGAAAGCTCATATATTTGCACTGAAAGAGATGATGGTTAAGAGAAGTGAGTGGTTCACATTTGCTAGACAGAAAGGTGCTAAGATTGGTTCAGAAGGAATACTGAGTAGAAGTACTGGAGGCAATAAGCATGAGAGATTTAGAATGATGCTACCTCAGTTTCAAAACCATAAGATTCACTTTCCTTTAGAGTTAAAAGACACTCCTGATATGAGGGAAGCTCTTAGACAGATGAAGTACACAACTTACTCAGGTTTTGGAGGACATGATGACTTCATGGATATTGTAAGCCAATTAGGTATGATAGAGTTAATTTACCCAATAGTGAGTCCTAGTGCTTACTCAGCTGATAGTTCAAAGAATAGAGAGTTATGGGGAGAAGTTAATGGTTACGATGATAACTCTTCAGCATATAGTAATTATTAACCCTTGACATCCTTAAATTAATCTACTATTATTCTCCTAAATTTAAAGGAGAGTAATATGACCTATAAGCAATTTAAGGCTATGGTTACAGGACTACTTATTGGTGATACTTCTATACCTCAAGATGAAGAAGTACTACTTAGCCTAATTAGCTATGCATTAATAACAGTAGCAACAAAAGCAGAGTCATTACATCTAACAACTGAGAATGCTGGGGAAGATATACTTAGATTGTCTACAGGTAATTACCTTATAAGACATCCAATAACTCCTGTTGATCTAGATGATGCTATGGATATAGATAAAGAATTAGTACCTGCTGTTGCTAGGTTTGTTGCTAGTTACGTTAGTAGAGATAAAGGCGGTGTTCATGTGCAAGCTGCTAATAGAATCATTACAGATTATAACTCTAAGGTTTATGATATACTTGAAACTATAGAAATACCAGAGGAAGAACTAGATGACAGTCAGTAATATGTTATTAAGAGGTAGAGGAACAGCTACCAAGACTGTACTAGTAGCTAAGGACTTGCTATGGGAAGAATTACCGTTTAGAAAGTATAAGACTGCTTTAGATCCTGATACTTTAATAGTTATATTCAGCCATTCCTTTATTACATTAATGAGAGCAGTTCTAAGTAATGTAAATGGACCATCTATTGTATATATGA